TAAATATCTATTTTTTAGATTTCGATACTGTTGGCATTTGTGGTAGATCTTTAGTAACGTTGGTTGTTGGTTCTGTTGGCGTTAATTTATCATTAATTTTGTTTATCCAAAACTTTCGGGTGTTAACCGGCAAATTATAAACAGTTTCCCAGCTCCAACGACCTTCACCTTGCCACACTAAATCAAATAACGTTGAGTGTAATGCTACACGGTCTTGGGGCTTAAACCCAAAGAAGGTCTGATCCAATTTGAAACACTGAACTGAAGGTGCTCCCTTTTTCACCTTCGAATTCTACAAGTAAATCTACAGCTGGAGTATTTTCTTCAACAAAGCCTCGAAATTTGCGTGAATCTACTGCTAAGAATGAATATTTAATATACTGTGTAATATCTGCTGATTTTCTGGTATCATTAACTTGTTGTATCATCATTGTTAATATATCAGAAATTGTGTGTTCTGGTGATATACTTTTTATTTGTGCATTCGATAAAAACTTAAATTTAAGTGTAACCGAATCATTAACAATGTATGTAAACTCCCCGTTTTCATCTGACTCTAAATCAAATGGTTTATGTTTTAATTTACGCAAATCAACCGTACGTTCTAATTGTGTTTTACTTGTAGGGTCAGTTATGATTACAGGATATTCTGGACCATATGACATTATTCTGGATTGTATGATAAGTGCATCGCGATCGCATTGTGCAATTTCATCAATGTTGACATCTGGTGTTACAATAATACTTTCTAATAAACGATCCAATATTACACCTTCTCGGGCATAAGACATATTAGTTAGAATATCTTCATCATATGCAGTCATGTAACGCATTTCTAACACCCCGCTTCGAAGAGGGCTACTAGTAGCATACAATTTTCCTTGTGATGGTAATCTTACCAACTCAGTTGGAATAGATTTTCTTTGTTCAGATTCAAATTGCTGTTTAGCAATATTGATGATGTTTTGTTTGTCAATTCGATTTGTAAGTTGTGACATAATGATCCTTTATAACCTTTAATATAAATATGTAAGAACACAGAAAATGGGAGCCGAAACTCCCATTCTAGATACTAGTGTGTTTATTAGAATTCTAATCTTGCCCAATCGTAGCGAAGAGTCAATTCAATGTTAACTACATCTTCTGTTGACCAATCCAATGAACCAAAGTTTGCATCAACGATGTATGTACCATTCAATGTCCATTCTTCAATCACTTCACCTAATGGCGACAATGATTTTAATCGAACTTCTTTTTTGTAGTATGATGAATATCCGTCGCGTCCTGTTGCAGATTCGTGGTGTAAGCGTACCCATTCCATTACTGCTTGTGCTCCCGACGGAACAATTGCATCATACAATGTCACTGAAATTGTGTTCCAAACCGTTTTACCTTTAACGTAACGCTGAACATTGATATGATCCAATGTGATTTCACCGTTTGCTACAGATGGTTTTGATGATGCTTTAATTAAATATGCAGGTATGCCATCTACTGACATAATAAATTGATGCGCTTTTTTTGGTTCCCAAGAATATGCATTGTAATAAAAATTATCCGGTTGGTCGCCAGCATAATCCGTTAGATTATTATTCACTTGATCTTGTAGTGCCATTTTTTATCCTTGTTATTTTTATATAAATATCAACAAAGTAAAAAAGGCAGAACCGAAGTCCTGCCTTTCCTAGAATTTTATTTTGAATTACTATTCAGGGAATGCTGCTCCCGTTGGTTGAATATTGAAATCAAGAATAATAAATTCTGCTGTGCGAGTTGGCTGAAGGAAAATTTGTCCGTAAAGGATGTTTCGGTCAATCAAATCTGGAGTGTTATTTGTTGAATCCATTACTACACGGAATGCAGATAAACCTTGCTGTGCGCGCACTTGCTCTAGGTATGGATTAACAATTGATAAGAATCTGTCACGCGTCTGAGACGTGTTTTGCTCGAATACTAGGTAACGTGTTGCAGAAGCAATAAACTTCTTAACCGTGATAAGTAAACGACGCACATTGACGCGGTCTAATGCACTTGGTCGAGCCTGCAATGTCTTTTGCCCCCAAATTACTATTCCATCGTTAGGGAAGTTGGCAATAGGGTTAATACGAGCATCATACAATGTATTACGATCTGCTTGTGAAAGAGTTTGATATGTATCAGAAACTGATGTTAATCCGCCTCGATTCAATCCTGCAGGTGCATACCATGGTGCCGCCACTGTATCATTGAATGACAATGCTCCTGGCACTACAACACTTGGTGGAACCCATAATGGAACATTTTTTGCTGGATTCACAATACGAACCCATGGCCAATATGTTGCTGTGTAATTGTTATCAAGTGTAGTAACATCACTAACAACTGTGGAAATACTATCCGACAATGCATTTGAATCCATCACATAGAATGTATCTTGACGAGATGTTACCAAGTTTCTTGCCAATGTTGTTACAGCGCTATGTTTGCTTTGCAAGATACCTGGAGTCAATAACATGTTTATGTCATAGTAATCTGTGTTTGATAACAATGTGAATGCTTTGTTATATGCTTTTGTTCCTGTGGATGTAGATGTGCTACAATCAAACCCAAATGTGTTTGTAGACGCAATATTACCTCCAGAATATTTAGGTAAGTTTGGACGAGCTCCATCAAATCCACCTTGGAATGGTACCATGAACTTTCTGGTTGTGCTAGCTACATTCGATGTGAAGTAAGTTGTACCAGTTGTCAATGCAGTTTCTAAAGATCCAGTATATGGAGCAGATAATGACGGGAATGCTGCTTGTGCATCTTGTGTGACATTACCTAGATAGAAATCTGCGTTGCTACCTGTGTTTGAACCCGATGATGGTAATGGTGCTAAATAGTTCAAGTTGTTTGTTGCAGTAAAATCAAATCCTAAATAGTTGTTTGAACTAAAGTTACTTGATACTACTTGTGATGTGTTATAAGACACAGCCGATAAATTCAATGAACCAGATACTAATGGCATAGGTGCATTAGGTGCACGGAATCCAAATGGAATCAAAGTTCGTTCATTGGTTTTATTTGCAACACCATCTGTCACTTCGATACGAATATAGCTTGAAAGATTTGGATAATCACCATTAACAAGAATATTACCAGCATCAGTTACTGTTTGATAACGATTACCAATTTTTCTTGCAATATAGTTTTGGGAATCTGGATCTAGATTACAATTTAAATATGTTTCAACGATATCCGGTGTCTGATCAGTATCAGTAGATGCATATGGAGATGTTGGAATGTTTGATGTATTAACACGACGAACTTCTACTGTGAATGAACCATATCCGTTTGGATCTGATACTTCTGCTGCAGTTTTAATGTCGCGAATACCGACTTTAACTTCATAGTTAACTGCTGTACCATGACTCAATGTATGGAACTTGAACAAGTTCTTAACAGTGCTACCAATTTTTTGCGATGTAATCCACGGTGTTCCTGCTGTTGAATAATCATTCAAGAAATAGTAATTATTTATTAAACCTAATTCAACAGTAACTGCACCTAGATTATTAAACAAGCTTGTTGCATTTTGATTTTCATATTGCACATAAACCGGATAATCCAAAGATTTTGGAGAATTACCAAATATCTTGGTTACATAGTTATTTTTGCTTGAATCAATCGATGCTGAAATTGCTGATCCGGTTGCAGTTAAGAATGAACTAAATCCTGGTACCAATGTAATACCATATGATCCAGACACATTAATAACAAAACTACCTGATGGGCCGCTGTTAATAACGGAATCAGCAAATACATTTGTTGTGGAATCAACATATGTTACTGGTTGGGTTGGGTGCAACAAGTGTGTTACTACTTGCACTGATGCTGATTTTGCGATAACGGCTAATGCACCGTTTCTTAATCCGTAACCATCTTCATATAAAAGACGAGTTACAGTCATTGAATTTCCGTTTCTTAGATATTCTTCAACTGTGAAAGGTACATATGAATCATCTGTATATGATCCGAACAATTGTTGAAATTCTGAGAAAGATGAAATTTGTGTCGGTACTAATGCAGGACCTTTTACTGTTGGTCCAACAATTGCAGCACCGATTTGACCGATTGCTCTAGGTAAAAACGACTGATCTACTTCATTCGTAAATACCCCAGCTGATACAATTCTTTCTGCCATTAAATTACTCCTTTGATTTGTTTAATATAAATATGGTAAGCTCTGTGCTGACCATTACTCGGTTGGAGTAAATGTACCTTGAGCGATATTGATTTCTCCATCGCCGTAACGTTCTTTAAGCGTTGCAATAAGTTGCTGTTCATCTTCTCGAAGCGAATCAAATTGTTGCATTAATTCTTCTTGTTGTGATTCTAATTGGGCTTGTTGGCGTTCAATCATTTTTAAATCGATTGCAACACTACCAAGCCATGATGCATTCTGCGCAAAACGATTTTGTAGATCCTGTATTGCGTCTAGATGTTCTTTGTCTAATTTTTTTGTCATTGGTAACCTTTTCTAGATATAATAAGAAGAATTATGTTAAAATCAAACCAAATCAATAGTTACGTTGTATCCTAATGACTCATACCAAGTTTTTGCTAGTTCGTGGGCTGCTGTTAAACCTTGAGACTGAGTTTGTGGATCAATGTCACCGTTAAGATTTTCGGTAGGTAAATCAGTTGGTACAGAGTTTCCTGCTATGAAGCTGGCGTGATCAGCGTAAGTGTAGAATGCAATTTCAATTGTTGTACCATTTGGTCTGCATCCAATTTCTAAACGGTTGTATACGCTTTCGAGTTCGATTTGTGTACCTTGCACATGAATCTTTTTTTCGGTGGTTGGTGTAATGATTAAAGCCATGATTTTATTTCTACAATAATTGTTTCTAATAAATATGTTAAGACAATGATCCAGATCTCCAGGCTCCACCTAACCAAACATATATTTTATAATTTCCGCCGGCTTGCCCAAATATGATTTGTCCATCTGTACCAGGACTTGTAGGTGCGCCTGACGCAGTAGGGGTCAAAATAAGTGAGCCAGAAATTGTAACACTTCCTGATGCTGCTACTAGTAGATTATGACGTGTTGAATCATCAACACCATCTCCTACAATGAATGCACTAGGTTGAGATATAGGTTGATTCCATTGGCCAACTACGGATTGATAGTATCCTAATGCACGATTGTTATTACCAGCCGCATGCGAAAATTCGCCAAGTGCTTGCGTTTCTAAACCTTCTGCGTGAGAATAACCCCCAATTGACACGTTAGCTGCTGTTGGTGCTACTACTCCGTAAATTCCAATACGAGCTTTGTTGCTAGCAGTATTAACGCTAGTGTCAACTAATGTTATTTCTGTAGCAGGCGTACCATTGAATGCCGATGATGAAATTTCATAGATATATGTTGTTTTAACCCCAGGTACAATTTCTCCTAGGGTGTCATCAACTATTACAAACCCGCCAGCAACAAATTGTGCAGTTTGGTCTCCATATATTGCATCTAGTTCAATAACACCGGATGTGATTGGGATTGCCATGGCAAATCCTAACACACCAGCTATTCCTGAGCCTTCTGCGTGGGAGTAGTTACCATATGCATAGCCACCACCTTCTGCGTGAGAAGTACCACCAAACGCCTGTCCGTCGCCTTCTGCGTGGGAGTAGTTACCATATGCATAGCCACCACCTTCTGCGTGAGAGTAGTTACCATATGCATAGCCACTGCCTTCTGCATGAGCGCTGAATCCTATTGCGAAGGTGCCATTTCCTTCGGCATGAGCTGACCAGCCGCCCCAGTACTGGTCTCCCGTATTAGAACCAAAATTAGATATACTTCCAATAGATGCAGAAGTGGTTGATGTACCGGTCTCGACTAAGTTGATTGTGGTATTTGTTCCATTGAAAGAACTTGATAGTATTATTTGACTAGTAAATGTAAAAGAATTATCATAAGCAGAATCATCTATACCTAACGTAGAGCCTGCTGTAAAAAGACCGGTACCCGTTCCCGTTAAGTCTCCGTATGATGCATTTACCACAATCACTCCAGATGTTGGCATAGTTGCTAGATAACCATACTGACT